ATGATGACTTTCAATTAGCTGTATACCAACACCTTCATCAGACATGTATTGATCTTTAACACCATCAAAGGCATTATCGGTCTTAATGTTTGTCTGATACATAGATGGACGATAAACTGCATGGAACAGATTCTCATCAGATACAACTGCCATGTACTTGTTGTAAGGCCCACGCAATGCTGGAGTTGGAATCAACTGCAACATTCCATGAGGCGTTTCAAGTACTCTGTAGTTGAAACCAAGAGCATCACGCTTCATGTCTCCAAGAGAAACTGTCCAACCTGAGTTGCCAGCTATTCCTGAAGAACCAGCCATTTTAGACCAGTAACCAAGTGCCCCAGCACCACAGAATGCACGCTTAGCGCCTGATTCTGGGATGTACTGAAATACTTTTTCCATGTCGTCTACAAAGTCTGCATATCCGTAAGAACTATCAATAGTAAATACGTTTTGTGCATCATGTGTAGAAGTAGACTCACCATAACTTTCTAATGCAGAAATAATACCGTATGTTGAACGTACTAAATTTCCATCAGAATCAACAAGACCACCATCAGCAAAAGTTTCATCATTATTGGTATCGTTATTGCCTGCTCCATATGAAGCTTCTTGAAGACCAGTGCCTCCAAAACGTTTACCGAATAAGAATGCTTTTTCTTTTTGCATCTTATGCTCTTGTGCTTTCATTCTACGAAGTCTAGCCAATTCTGAAGACTCTCCACGAAGTACTGCTGCTTCTAAAGTACCAGTAACCTGTAAAGGTGTCTTAAAGATCTGGGTAGAGTTGTAGACTACTTGCAATTCATCAGACCATGCGTCAGGAGCTGAGGAACCCTCACCCTGTGCATTACCAATGACCAAGAATATGTCGTCATCTGCTAAAGCAATGTCGTTTCCAGTTGATGTCCAGATACCAGTAACAACAATTACTGTTGAACTTGTAACTGACTGAACTCTAACAACTGCTTTTTTAGATCCATATCCATCTGTCCATACTTCTGCAATGATACCCTTTAGACTGTCGTCTATTGAGATATTAGATGCACCGTCAACTGTAACAGTTGTAGTCGTACTTCCATCTGAATCAATGTTGTCAGTATCGCTATTACATAGCCATAACTGCTTTACCCAAGGATTACGATGTTCAAACATCTTAAACACTGGGTCTGGGACTTTTCGCATTTCCTGATTACTAACCATTGTAGTAAAAGGGGCAACGTCTGTCCATAACTCCTTAGTGACCTGCGGATCTACGTAAAAATTCCGTCTATCCGTATAAAGTACACCAGAAGCTTTTAGTAGCTTTTCTGTAGCTGCCATTTTTTAACTCCTATTTGTCTAGTTTACTTTATAACAAACTACTTCCCAAAAAAAGCATCGTTAAACAACTGCTCATCAGAACGAGGTTGTTCAGCCTTTCCTGTCTGCACTGCTGCAGTTCTAGGAATAGTTAAACGCTCTGCCTGATTTTGCATTTCTGCTTTACGTTGCTGTACTACTGGGTCAGCATTTGTTCTTAATTCAAACAACTTTGCTAAATTGTCCATCGTTAGATTGTCAGGATTTTGCGCCCATTGTACAAAATCATTAGCTTTATTAGCATCCCACCCATATGAATTAACAGCATGGCTGTGAGCCTGCGTTTGCATCATATGTGTTTGTTGCTGCTGCATCTGAGCTTGCATTTGAGATTGCAACTCCTGTTCTCTAACTTGATCTTTCTTTTGTAAAAAACCAAGATATTCATCACGATAGTTCTCTTTAGCTAACCGATGCTTAAATGACTCACTTTCTGGATCATTATAAGCATCTACCTCATTGTATGAATGTGGTCTTTCAGGCGCTATAGGCTCCTTCAATGAAGACTCTTGCAATCCGTTAGGGTATGCTTGAGGTTGTCCATTGGAGGGTGCTTGTTCTAACTGGTCAAGAACCTGTGGATTATTACGAATCATCTGCTCAACAGGAGCAAGACTATTCTTATAGTAATCCAATTCTTGACGAATTTGTCCCAATTCACCCTTGGCTTTGTCAGCTTGTGATTGCCAATATTCAAAACGAGTTGAGTCGTCTTTAGAGGAAGCTTCTTGTGCTACTTCTTGAGTAATTGGTTGATCCACACCTGCAGTATTATCTACAGGTACTTCCTCTGTAGGTATTACAGGTTGTTCTGTTGCCAGACCAGCTTGTTCTACCTGTGCATCAGCAGCATTACTCACTTCTATGATATTCTCCATTACCTTTCCTTTGC